ATTAGAGGAGAATACATCTGTACACTGGACAACTATCACGACTCTGCAGATAGCATTGACTGTTCTACTGCTGAAACTCCTTCGGAACACAAGTCACATAATCTCATAGCATTAAACAACGGTCAGTTTGCTCTGTATCCTAATAACAGGATGAGAATCTATGATAATAGTCTAACACCCCCAGAACCTAAAGTGCCTGACTTCAAAGTCTCTACAGATTACTATCAGGTTGAGAATGGGCATGATAACCTAGGTCTTGGTGATCAGGAAGAATATTTTTGGAAGACTCAGAAAGATAGACAACTTGAGATGGCAGATATAGATGACATGTATTATCATCATTTTAGTGAGATACATAAGTCTGACGAGAGATAACTCTTAGAAACTGTCTAAATAGCACTAAATACACGAGTATTGTATAGAAAGTGCCTCTCAGCAAAATATCAAGAGGTTTTAGGGATATTTCATTATCCTTCAAACGTCACCCTGTTACAAATGATTTGCTTCCTCTAAAGAATGAGGATGCGATCAAACGTGCTGTGCAGAATCTTGTTAGGACAAAGATTGGTGAAGTATTTTTTAGAGATGACATTGGCACCCGTATTTCAGGTGCATTATTTGAATTAGGCAACTCAGATTTTATTGATCCGATTGCTACTGAAATTGATACTGTTATAACAAACTTTGAACCTAGAGTAGATCTAACAGATGTGAGTGTGAACTCTAGACCTGATGAGAATTCTTTAGATATTGAGATATCATACAACATCGTTGGTTTGTCGTTACCAATGCAAACAATAAACTTCATATTAGAACCGACTAGACTATAATGGCTCTCAATCAATTCACAAATCTCAACTTTGAAGATATAAAGACTTCAATCAAAGATTATCTGAGACAAAATTCTCAATTCACAGATTTTGACTTTGAGGGATCTAATCTGTCCGTACTCATCAATACGTTAGCATATAATACCTACATTACAGCATATAACACTAATATGGTTGCAAATGAGTCATTCATAGACTCAGCAACACTTAGAGAGAACGTAGTATCACTTGCAAGAAATATAGGATATGTACCTAGATCGAAACGTGCTGCTGTAGCAACTGTTTCTGTTAATGTGAGTGGACTATCAACTACAAATACATCAATAAGTATTGAAGAAGGAGTCTTTGCAAACTCTGGTTTGAATGGAACTAACTTCACATACTCATTACCAGATAGAGTGACTGCTGCTTCTAACTTTGGAGAAGCAAACGGTGCTCTTCAAATATATCAAGGTCAACTTTTAGAGAAACAGTGGACTGTAAATCTATCACAAGCGAATCAGAGATATATTTTACCTAATGATAGTATTGATACATCTACAATCAGAGTGTACATCAAAGAAAATTCATCAAGCACTATTGAAACTGAGTTCAAAGCAATTGACAGTATAGTTGGTATCACATCAACATCTAATACATTTTTGCTACAGGAGACAAGTGATGAGAGATATGAGGTATTATTTGGTGATGGTATCTTTGGTAAAAAATTAGAATCTGATAATGTAATAAGAGTAACTTATATCAAAACTGATGGTAAAGAAGGTAATGGTGCGTCATTCTTTAACTTTGTAGGTGCAGTAAAAGATGAAAACGGTGCACTCGTATCAAATGCTGTCGTAAAACTACGTACTTTGACGCCTTCTGAGAATGGAGATGATATAGAAAGCGTACAAAGTATCAGAAATTACGCTCCTAGAAGATTTGCAGCACAGAATCGTGCGGTTACTGCTACAGATTATGAAGCATTGCTTCCTTCAATATACCCAAACATTGAATCAGTGAGTGCATATGGCGGAGAAGACCTCAATCCACCTCAATATGGTCGTGTCTTTATCGCAGCAAAACCAAGAAACGGTAACTTCTTAGCAGAATCTACGAAGACATCATTACTGAAATCACTGAAGAGTTACAGTGTGGCAGGAATTGTACCATCTTTCATAGACCTCAAATTCCTATATGTTGAATTAGACTCATACATCTACTACAACACAAACTTTGTCGGAGACTCAAATTCGCTTAGAACCAATGTAACTGATGCAGTACAACAGTATGCTAAATCTGGTGAATTGAATAAGTTTGGTGGTAGATTCAAATACTCTAAAATGACATCAGTCATTGATGGTGTGGATGACTCTATTACATCCAATATCACTAACGTGTTGATCAGAAGAAATCTAAAGGCATTGACAAATGTCTTCACACAGTATGAATTATGTTTTGACAATCAATTTTATCATGAATTAGATTCTTACAATATCAAGAGTACAGGATTCAGTGTCTCAGGAGTCGATGGAACGGTCTACATTGCCGATAAAGTGGTTGAAGGATCAAATATAGGTAATCTGTTCTTATTCAAACTCACAGACGCTGTAGACGTCGAAATAGTGTCAACAAACTTTGGTACTGTTGATTATACAAAAGGTGAGATCATTATCAACACAGTAAACATAACTTCTACACTTCTACCAGAGAATATCATTGAGATACAGGCAGTTCCTTTATCAAATGATGTTTTGGGAAGAAAAGAGTTATTTTTACAACTCAGCACCGAGAAGAGTAATTTTACAATGAGACAGGATTTGATTTCGTCTGGAGCAAACGTGTCTGGAACAAGATTTGATATACAGTCAAGTTATAGTAATGGTAATAAGGTAAGGGGTGCTATTGTAACAAGTTCATCTGGAGTTGGTAAATTGGTTGGTTATGTAAATGGTCAACCTTATTATGGTGAGTTTCATACCATGACAGATGGCACTAAAATGACCGGTTCTGTTCACTCAGTAAATAGTGTACAGATTCGTGATACTCTCACCTCAATCACGCCCGTGAATACATCTTCGTCATCAACATCATCAACATCATCAACAAGTTCATCGTCAAGTAGCAGTAGCGGATACTAATGATAGAAACCTCACTATCCAGAGTCAAAATAAATGAAGTAATTGAAAGTCAGATACCTGAAGCAATAGATTCTGACAATCCTTTACTTGGAACATTTCTAAAGCAATATTACATATCACAAGAGTTTCAAGGTGGTCCAGTTGATATTGCTGAGAATTTTACTGACTATAAAAGTGTAGATTTTCTCAATAAAGATAATCTTACTGGAATTACATCAACTGCCCAATTTGTTAATAAGTATTCTAAAACAATATACGTTGATTCAACTAAGGGGTGGCCAAGTAAGTTTGGTTTGTTAAAAATTGATGATGAGATAATAACTTACACAGGTATAGGTTCTACTTCATTTACAGGATGCGTTAGAGGATTCAGTGGAATTGAGAATAGTGAGAAAACAAACGCTCCAGAGTACCTTACATTCTCTAAATCGGGACTTAGCACTCATGCAGAAGATGCACAGGTCAAGAATCTAAGTAATATCTTCTTACAAAAGATTTTCAAGAAAGTAAAGACACAAATATCTCCGGGGTTTGAGGATAGATCATTTACAGGAGATTTGAATATATCAAATTTCCTTAGACAGTCAAAAGACTTCTATACTTCTAAAGGAACAGAAGAAGCGTACAAGATCTTATTCGGAACTCTATACAAAGAAAATGTTGAACTGGTAAAACCTCAAGAATTTCTATTCAAACCCTCAGATGCACAGTATTCTGTAAATGATGTATTGATTTGCGAAAAAATATTAGGTGAACCTGAAAAAATTGTCAATGAGTCTATAGTTCAAGGAGATGCAAGTGCATCAGTATACGAAGTTGAAAATATTGTACTTGATGGTAAAACTTACTACAAGGTAAGATTATCTTCTGATACAATCATAGGATCATTCAAACCAGTACATAGAACTCACGTTACATCTAAAATTGCAAGAGGAGACACTGTTGTATACGTAGACTCTACAGTTGGATTTGCTAAATCGTCCTCTTTCACTATAGGAAATAGTAAATTTGATTATACTGATAAAACTCTAACAGAATTTTTGAATGTAACTGGTGTTGGCACCGCAAGTATAGGTGCAGCAGTAGATCAGGGTGAGACAGCAATCGCATATCAGAATAATAACGTTTCAAGACCTACACAACTTACAATTCTGAATTCTATTGTTGGTTTTGAAGGAACAGGTATCCTTCAGCAAAAAGGTAGCGAATATAATATCAAAACTCTTGGTGTCAAAAAGACAGACCTTAGATATAGTGAGTGGTTAGAAAATATTGCAACAAAACACGTTGTAAAAGATTTCAAGACAATATCTGCAGGAAACTTTGAACTTATATTGACTGCGAAGCACTATTATAAAACTGGGCAACTTATATCGGTCATTGACGCTGATGGTCAGGAACAAGATGGTACAATCACGGGTATATTGAATGATCAGGTTGTGTACATCAGTGCACCATCTCTTTTAGCGGGTAAACAATATCACATACAAGCAAAATTACAGAAACAAAAAGGTAACGTTGCAAATATTCAAAATACTTACGCTCAAGGTGACACTGTTGTTGTAGCATCAAATAGTTTACCTCACTATTCGATTGATGTACAAAAAAGGATTAGAAACTTCAGTACTTCTGGAATTTCAACAAGATCCCAAGTAATTAATATACCAGATCACAATTTACAGAATGGTGACATTGTTTTATACAATCCCAGTGTAGCAGGATCGCCTGTAGCAGGTCTCAGCACCGGTCAATCTTATTATGTGACCAATCTAACCCAATCCACGATTGCACTGTCCCTATCGGCAGAGAATGCTCGTAGAAGTCAATATGTCTTTGCATTTGATACTGCTGACATTGGAACTAATACAAATCACTCACTAACTCCATTTGAAGTTGGTTTTGGAACTATTGGTGCTCAAAAATTAGTTCGTAAGTTCACACAACCAGAATTCGGTTCTACTAAAGATAAAACTGAAACTGGTAAAGGTGTAGGACTCTTTGTGAATGGTGTAGAAGCATATTCTTACAAATCATCCGATAAAATCTACTATGGATCAATTGAGTCTGTAGATGTATTGAACACAGGGTCTGATTATGATGTGATCAATCCTCCTCGTGTATCCATTCAGCAAAATGGGCATACTGGTATTGGTGCATCTGTGATCGCACATGTGAGTGGTAAATTGGAAGAGATACAAGTAACTTCTCGCGGATTAGACTATAAAGGAACTCCTGACGTAAAAATTACCGGTGGTAATGGTCAGGCAACTGCTGAAGCGAAGATGAGACTCGCTCCACATGAAGTATTCTTTGATAGTACCAGTGTTGGTGGTGTTCTGAATACTAGCACTGATAAATTTACATTTACTGAACCACATGGATTCAAACATGGTGAAGAGGTTGTCTACGGAACCGATGGCTCAACGACCATTGGAATTGGCACTACTCCGGGAAATCTTGTTAACAAATCAAGTTATTTTGTCATCAAGAATGACGACTTTACCCTATCACTCGCCAAAACCCGTAATGAGGCACTTGCAGGTATCACAACACTTCCGATTACAACAAATGGTGGTGGATTACATAACTTTGAAACAAAAGAATCTAGACTAAAAGTAGACAGTGTAGAAATCATATCGTCAACAGACTTCCAGAATAGAGAGAACACAGTTGATAGCGTTGGTATCAATACCTTTACAGATGTCATAAACATACCTAATCACAGATACTCATCAGGAGAATTGATACGGTATGGTGGAGGAACGGTATCAAATATCTCTGGTCTTACAGTTGGTAATGATTATTATGTTGTAAAGATAGATGATAATAACTTCAGAGTTTCTATTTCAACTTCATTAGTTGATTATGTAGAGATGACTCTACCCGGAACTGGTGTTCATTCTTTCAACTATCCACCGGTATCCGTAACTATTGATGGTACACAAGGAATATCGACTTCTAATGCGACTGCATCTGCAGTGATAAGAGGAGAAGTTGATGGCGTACACGTAAAAACTAAGGGTAATGATTTTGGTTCACTCTTTATAAACGATAACTTCAAACCTGATGCGTTGGTCATTGAGGGATCTAAATCAGCATTTGATCCAGTCATTGTCAATGGAAGAATAGATTCTGTAGCGATCAAGAGTGGTGGTAAGGACTACTTCAGTGTCCCTGACATGATTATCAATGGTGATGGTGTAGGTGCTAAACTCATTGCAAGAGTAGCAAATGGTAAGGTTGTAGGTGTAGACGTAATAACAAAAGGTGCCGGATATACAGATAATGGAACTACTATCACTGCGAAAACTCCGGGTTCAGGTGTGATAATGTCATCCAATCTGAAGACATGGACTATTAATAATGTTCAACGTTACGCTAATTTCGGTGATGTCAAGGATGATGACGGTTTTTATGGCGAACTAAAGGTAGCAGATAACGGATATCCTTATGTAAATTACTATGCTTCAAGAAAATTACGCGATCATTTAGAGGATGATGGCACATCACACTCACCAATATTAGGTTGGGCATATGATGGACATCCAATATACGGTCCATATGCGACCGCAAATCCTGATGGAACTGGACCTCTAAAATATCTAGAATCAAGTTATGCCAAGATATCTGGACTATCAAGAACAAATGGTCCCGCTTTGAGTGACTATGGTGCAGGATTCTTCATTGAAGACTACGAATTCCAAGAAGGATTCGGAGACCTTGATGAGCATAATGGTAGATTTGCAGTAACACCAGAATATCCATTTGGAGTATATGCTTACTACGTTACAGTTTCTCCAAACATAGTAGCGAACGCTCTATCACCATTCAAAAATAGAAGAGAACCTATTTTCCCTTATATTGTCGGTGATACTTACAACTCTAAGTTATTACAGTATAACAATGATTTTTCTTCAACACAGGATAAATTACCTGAAGATTTGTTAAGAAATACTGAGAAATATAACTTAGCAGATTATCCAAGCATTGCTGCTAGTGCTAAAACAAAGGCAAGTATTGCAAAAATCAAAAATACTCAGAAAGGATCTGTTGATTCAGTCAAAATTGTAGCAGGTGGTTCAGATTATAATATCAATGATAAACTCACTTTTGATAATTCAAATACTGATGGTTTCGGATCATTTGGTAAAGTCACTGAAATAGTTGGTGTTGCTGCAACTGTTATTACATCTGCTGTACAGATAAAAGAAAGAATCGAACTATTTGCTGATGGTAAAACTGTAACAGGTATTGTCACATCTGGTTTACATGATTATGAGTCTGGAATACCCGTACAGATAAGTGGTATCTCATCTGCGATATACAGTGGATTAGAAGGAACATATCCAATCAAAGTCAAGTTTGTAAGAAGTGGATTAGGAACATCTCTACTTGCAAGTGGTTTGACTACTACAATTACCCTTCGTGACGATATTAATATCTTTGATATCAATGATATCGTACAAGTGGGTGATGAGCAAATGAAAGTGATTGAACGTGATCACCTCAATCAAAAGATTACATTCTTACGTGCTCAGAACGGAACCACAGGTGCTGCACATACTGATAGAGCAGAAATCTATAGAAAGGAAAATAAGTTTACATATGAAATCGATAGACCGATAGATGCTGCAACTCCTATAAACGAATTGTATTATTTTGATGCCACTGGTAATATTGGTGTCGGTCTTACAGGTGGAGTAGGTATCGGCACCACCGTATCATTCGTAGGTGCAGGAAATATCTCTACCACTACATTTCTTCCAATCAAGTCAATAAGACTGCCCGGTCACCCATTTGTACACGGTGATCCTGTAACTTACACACCCGGTGGTGGTTCAAGATTGTTATATTCATTTGACGGTAGTAACACACATTTCTTACCAGAGACAGGACTCTTTGTACAGAAAATCAATAATGATCTAATTGGTATCGTAACAAATGCTTATCAGATCGATAATAAGCACGATAGAGTCTTCTTCAACGGAACTATTGGTATTGGTAACAGTCATTCATTCAGAACTGCTAGAGACGTTCCAACTGCAAATGCAACCACATTTGAGGTCACTGTTTCAACTGCTACAACACATCATCTTGATAGATTCGATGAAATAGACATGAAAGTCGTTTCTGCAGGATCAAGTACACTCAATATCAACTATGATCCCGGAACAAGATTTATAAGCATCGGTTCATCTAATAATCCACCTATTACAACAACAATTGGCGAACAACTCATATTTGACACTTCTGATGCTGATTTAGCAGATACAAAACTTGAATTTTTCTTAGATCAAGATTTTACAAAGGTATTTGTAGGTTCTGGCAAATCAACAATGGAAAGAAGCGATACGTTGAAACCCGGAATCTCTTCTGCAAGGACTACACTACATGTCACTGAAAATGTCCCCGATGTTCTCTTCTACAAGTTTACATCCGTATCATCTAGCAAATTTGTGGGTATTGATGAGGATGTCACTGATTATGGTAAGATCATTGTAAAGGCAAGTGAATTCACAGGAAAACACTCTCTAACAACATCTACAGGCACTACATTCAAATTCTTTACTGGTGGACTACCAGAAAGGGTTGGATATACAAGTGAGTCGAGTATAACCTACACAACCACTTCTACAAACACTCGTGGACCTATTTCTAAGGTTTTATTAGAAGAAGGTGGTCTAAACTACAAAGACGTTCCAAAAATATCTGTTGCTTCTACTACAGGTAAATCAGCAGTTTTATTGGCAGAAACTGAAACTGCAGGTAAATTACTCACTACAGAAATTCTAGAGTTTGGATATGATTACCCATCAGATTCTTCTCTCAAACCTGAAGCATCTGTACCTAATATTATTACACTAAAAGATAATTTCAGTCTAAAATCTATAGGAATTACTTCTACTGGTTCTAAGTATCTAACTGCACCTGACATCATCGTTTACAACAGAGAAGATGATGTAGTGAATACTTCTGTTGAGGTTGTAGCAAATCTTAGTGGAGCATCTGTTAATAATGTTAGAATTATCAATTCTGGTGGTAACTTGAAGAGCACAGACACTGAAGTGTTCGCTGTCAACAATACAAACGGTGTTGGTATCATAAGTGCAACATATTCGGATCCTACAGTTACATTGAGATTGCAGACACCTTCAGGTGGATTTACAACAGCATTACCTTTACCATTCACCATTGGCGATGAAATTTTCGTTGAGAACGTGGGTGTTTCAACAGGTCATGGATATAACTCTGCTGACTTCCAATATTCATATTTTGTAGTAAGTGGTGTCAATACCAATGCAGGTCTCGTGGATCAGGCAACTATAACATATACTGTTACTGAAAATCCCGGCACACATGATTTCCAGAATTTTGGTATTGTAACTAAGAAATCTGATATTGCACAATTCAATGTTACACTTGAAGAAGGTTCTTTCTTCTCAGGTGAGGAGGTTTACACAAACAATGCAGAAACAAACATATCCAGAGGACAAGATAGTTCCACAAATATTATTCGAGTTGATTCTATTGATGGGTTCAATGTCGGAGACCTTATAACAGGAAGAACATCTAGAGCGTCAGGTATAATAGAAAGTATCACTCCAAATACAGGTAGATTCAAAATTGGTTCTACACTGAAAAAGGCGTTTGGATGGGAAAAGGATACTGGTAAAACAAATGAGTTCTTCCAAAGAGTACAAGATAATGATTACTATCAAAACTTCTCCTACTCTCTCAAATCTCTTGTAGGAATTTCAAGTTGGAGTGAACCAGTTGAATCATTGGCACATCCTGCAGGATTCAAAAAACACTCTGATTTATTAGTGCCTTCAGTGGGATCAGTTGGATTAGGATCTACTGTATCGGCAAAAGAGCAAACTATTTCATCTATAGTTCTCATAGACAACGTAGCAGATACAAAGTGTAGGCATGACTTTGATCTAGTCAGAGAATTGACTGATGCTGCTCAAACTAAGAGTGATAAGGTTGTATTCCAATCTAATAAGTTTGGTGATGCTTTAGTTTGTAAGACAAACAGAGTTCTTGAGATAGATGATATAAGTCCACAATTCTACACTGATCCTGATGTAAACAGATCTGTAGAATTGGATACTTGGTCTGCTGCTGACTTCTCTGCAGTCAAATACTATGCTCAAGTGGTTCTTGATTCTACTGCAGGAGTATTAGTCAACGAGACTCAATATTCTGAATTTGTTGTATCACATAACGGTTCAGTCTCTATGATCAATCAGTATTCAGATCTTTCTGATTCATTTGATCTAGGTGATTTCAAAGCAGACTTTACATCAGGTGGTCAAGTTACGGTATCATTTGAACCTTATAATAGCACCTTTGTTTATGATATAACAGTGTATCGTGAAATCATAAATCAGGGCGTAGGTAGTGGAACTACATCCTACGGTGGTATCAAGAAGGTTGGTGTTTCATCTTTTGTTGCATCATCAGGTTCTCCATCTGAACAAATTATACAATCTATTAATGCCAACGATTTCAAGTCAGGAACGGTAGTTGTTGCTGTAACTGGCGTCAATGAGAAAGAAGTTGTCGAAGCAAGTTTTGTTGGAATAGGATCTACCGTTCAATACATTGAATATGGCAAGATGAAGGAGGATATGGATTTGGGTACATTCAATGTTGGTATGACCACTACGAATGATATGCAAATCAAATTCACTCCTATCGCAGGTATGGGTGTGACAGTTGCAACATTGTCCACACTTGTAGGTGTTGGTACTACAGTTGCAGGAACTGGTATTCCGGGTGGATCATATGAAGTGGGAGATGCATATCTTCAGTCAAACAGGACTGATATATCAGCATCTGGAACTCCCTCTGCTACAAACGTATCTTCTTTATCATACAGCAATTATACCAGTGTTAAATATTACGTGGAGGTTGAGAATGTCACTAATAATGAATACTCAGCATTCCATGTCGCTGCTAATGCCTATGATGGCGATACAAATTATGTCAAATATGGAAATGTCTCTACTGGTTTGACTGCTAAACGAGATATACAGAATACAGATGTTACTGTTTCTGCTTCCAATGTACTCTTACAATTCACTCCAATGGAGAATAGAACTTATGTTGTAAGAGTATCTGAAATAAGAATTGACAAACCAGATGATGTTTCTAACGACACTACGATAGAGTACTAATGTTCAAGATAGGATCAGTAAATAAAAAATTCAATAAAGAGACTGAAACCTTTAGGTATTCATTTCATCTAACCCATAAGGGAGATCCTATCTTCCTGAAATCTTTTAGTGGAGCAGATACCGCCACTGTTTTGGTAGGTTCAGATACTGTAGTATTGAAGAATCATTTCTTCACTACAGGTGAAGAGTTAGAATACTTTGCAGATACTACTGCAATAGGTATAGACCATACAAGTAGTGGTGTCGGTGCTGCTACTACACTACCCACGAAAGTCTATGCTATAAAGGTTGACGAAAATAAAATAAAACTGGCAGCAACACCTGCACTTGCAGCAGCAGGAACAAATATTGGTCTAACCACTGTCGGCGTAGGAGCAAGTCATTATTTCAGTGCAAAGAAACAGAATAGTAAGGTTATACTAGCACTTGATAATATCGTTCAGTCTCCATTGTATAATAAGGTTGGTGCTGCCACTACAACAGTATCAATCCTGAATAGAGTTGTATCACTGTATGATGCAAGTATATTCAAATCATATGATCTTATTAAGATAGATGATGAGATTATGAGAATCCAAGTTGTTGGATATAATGGCACTGCAAATGATGTTCTTGTAGACAGAGAATGGATGGGAACACAATTAGCATCACATACTAATGGATCTACTGTTCAATTGGTAAAAGGTGACTATAATATCATCAAAGATAGAATCACTTTTGCTGATGTTCCTTTTGGTGGTATAAAAGTAAATGTTGGTGTAAGTTCAAATCAATTCAATCTAACAACAAATAGTTTTACAGCACTATCTGATTTTCTTGTAAGTGGATCAGAAGTGAGACTGAGAAGTGTAAATCCACCTGCACCATTAGTGGGTAATGACAATTACTTTATTATCAAGAATGGAGTAAATAACTTCTCTCTAGCAGCAAATAGAGGAGATGCTCTTGTTGGCACTGCTATCACACTTACATCTGCAGGTATAGGAACTCACAATTTCTTATACATTGATACTTCTAATGGAAGTTCGTTCCAAGGTAGATCTTTTATGAGATCTGATTACAATGGCAACGTGGTGATGGACGACGTGTCTGGAGGTTTTACTGGTATAGCGAAGACCTTTACTATTACAAGTGCAGGAGTAAACACAACAGGCATCACAAGTGATTTTGGTGCTATACTTGTAAACAATATATTCCAGAAACCAGAAGTAGATTATGACTTCATAGGTGGTTCTTCAACAGGTATCACATCAATAAGATTCACAGGTAATAGTACAAATACTATAAATCTAAGTGATGTAAATGCAAATAATTTACCCAGAAAGGGTCTTATAGTTTCAATAGCAAATTCGGAGGGATATGGATATCAACAACGACAAGTGGGAACAGGAACCGCAGTGGTTACGGGATTTGGTACGATTACAGTTGCAATTGGATTCAGTGGATCCGGATACAGAAATCCTCCTACAACTTATAGAATTTTGGTCGATGGCGGAAATCCTACGGTTGGGGGTGCTGGCACATTTACAGTCCAAGATGGACATGTAAAGGATGTGTTCATGAATCCTGTAGGCACAGGATATACATGGACTGATGTTCCTAGAATTACTTTTGATAGTCCAGTAGGATATGATGATATACAACTTATCAGTGCTTCAACTGGTGTTGGTGCTTCTGTAACTGTGGATGTGGGTGCAGGACTTAGCATATCATCATTCAACTTGAACAATATTGGATATGGTTTTACACAAGGAGAACAACTAAGAATTGCAGGAATACCAACTGTAACAAGTATCGGATCTACATTCCAGAACGCTGTATTTACAGTGACTGAAACAAGAGATGATGAATTTGCAGGATGGGTATTCGGTAAGGTGCAAGTCTTAGATGATTTTTCTAACGAGTTTGATGGTCGTAAGAAAGTTTTCACAATGACTGAAAATAAACAACCATTGAGTGTTGAGAAAGATCCCGGTTCACTTATTGATTTACAACACAACTTACTAATATTCTTGAATGACATTATTCAGGAACCCGGTGTTGCTTATGTCTTCAGTGGAGGAACACAAATTGAATTTACTGAACCTCCTGTAGAAGGAACATCTTTACAAGTCCTGTTGTATAGGGGGACTGATTCTGATGTTGCTACAGAAGGAGCATTACAATCAATCAAGTCTGGTGATAGTATAAAAATTAGAAAGACTAATGGTGATATTACTCCTGTTACACAGAATGAAAGAATTGTTTCTGCTATAACATCAAGAGATACCTTGAGAACAAATGTATATTCTCAGCAGGGAATATCAAATCAAATCTCACCACTAAGACCTGTGGTTTGGTGTAAGCAACAAGATGATTTGATTGTTGATGGTGCTGTTGTAAGTAAATCAAGAGATTTATATGATGCAAGGGTAAAACCGGCAGCGAGAATAATAAAGAGTATCAGCACAAGTGATAGCACCTTCTATACAGGTGGTGGATCTGTTGTATTCAGCACGACAGAGGAACCTAATACAACAACATTTGCTGTTCAGATTATTGATGCTGATAAAAATAACACTGGGTTTGGAACTACCACATTCATAAACCCTGTTGAGACAGTAACAGGAGTATCTGTTTCTGGAGATCATGGTGTGATAACTGGTATTGGAACAACTGCAC